TTGAAACAGACACCACCCTAGCTGAGGCATTAGTCGTTGTGTTTACCACAATATCGCCAGCCGAAATACCAAGCGTAGTAAACAGGGCCGTGCTGTCAACAAGCTGGTTAACGACAACAGATGTATTTGTACCGGTATCAAGAATTGTCGGATAGCATAGCACCTTATTTATCATAAAGTACTGATCACCAGTTGTTGTGAGTGACGGAGAGAAAAATATATTGCCCGAAAAGTTGTACAAAAAGTTTGTAGAAGAGAAGCCCTCAATGACCTCCTCTATCTGACGTCTAGTGTTTGCATATCCAGTCCCTGAGGTGCGAACATTCTCCTGATTAATCTTGTCATTATACCCAGAAAAGTACTCCTCATAGATCTCTAGCTGAGCCTGCTTGGCAAACAGATTAAAGTCAGATGGGGAAAGGTATCCGTAGTTGTTTTTATTCAGTACAGACAGTACAGTATTTCTTACCGAATTGATCATCAACTTACTTTTTACAAAGATAAATAAAAAAGAGGGTGCTATTTGCACCCCCCTGTATGTATAACCAAAAAACCAAACTACTCTGAAATCAGGTTCTCTAGCATCTTGAGGGCGTCAATTCCCTCGTCAGTTCTAAAGAACATAGCCACGGTAGAATATGGGTCCTCCCCATATGGAACAAGAAGCATCTTCTTCTTATTGGTTGTGGTGTTAAACCATACCTCTTTCTGGCCGTTTCGGAAGGTCAACAGCTTCTGTTCAAAGAACTTATGAACCGTAGACTGTAGCTTAAGCATTGGGTCGTTAATCACATTTACAAACCCTCTTGGGTCCTGCTTTGCCATAATAAGGATATCCCTTTTCAGCTCAGCGGTTGTAACTCTTGATGGGTCCTTGCCGATCATTACTCGGTAAACGGTCTCCATCTGCTCGATGCCAAGCTCACGGGCAAGCACCAAAGCATCTACCTCGGCGTTCAGTATTTCAACCTCCTTGCTTGCATCCTTCTCATGGTTAACCTCCTCAAAAGAACGACCGTTCAGTGGGTGGTAGTAAAGGAACTGCTGGAGTACAGGATTGTTTTTGGGGACACGAAGGAAGCCACTCTCAAAGATAACAGGCTCCACAATTGCATTACCGTCCTGCTCGTCCTCGAATGGGGACTTTTGGTTGATGGCGTACCGCAGTGGGCGGTTTACGTTGTTGTCCTCATCATACCAGAGGAGCGGATATCTGCGAGTATTACGAGAAGGGAGTGTAAAAGACAGAGGAGCTGCGTCATTTTTCAGCTTGTAAATTCTGTCTACAGGGGACAATTTTACTTTCATTTGATAAGATTTGATTTGTTAAAAGAAAGGAGGGAGTGTCTTTGAAGACACTCCACCCCTTTAGATTTCCTGTTAGGATTAAGAACCGTAGCGGAACAACACGAAGTTGTTAGCACCCAAGGTACACACACAACGCTCGGACAGGAAGTTGACTTCCATTGCATCGAGGTCGCTAGTCTGAGCACCACCCGCAGAACCTGTAATCCAAGTCTTGTAGCGGCGGTCTTCAGCCTCAGTGGCGCGATAACGAACGTGCAGGAACGGACGCTTAGCGTTCTTTCCGAGGATCTGATCGTACACGGTAGTGGAACCGGCAGGAACCAACAGACCAGTTACGGTACCAGAAGCAGAAGCTCCGGTTGGCAGACCACCACGCATTGTGGGATCGTTCAGGTATTTCCAGTCAGACTTGTAGAAGTCATAACCACGACGGAAACCGCTGAAACCGAGGTTCAGAGCCATGTCGGTATCGTTATCGAACAGACCGAAAGAAGCAGCCTGAGCAGCACCGGTACCATTGAAACCATTCAAGGTAGCCAGCATGTCATCGATGTCGAAAGAGAAGTCACGGTTAACGAAGATTACGTTCTCCTCGATAGAACCTTGCTTATCCAAGCGAGAGATGATAGTGTCGAAGTCTGCCAGAGTTGTGGGGTTACCACCGCCCCATACGTTACCACGGCTGTTTACTACGTAGAAGATTCCCTCAGAACCTTTGTTACCAAAGTTGGGGTTCAACGCAGAGTTAGCAGCACCAGAACCAGACTCAGCAGGAACTGCCTCGATCATTGCAGTCTCAAGATAGTCCTCGAAACGCAGACGAGTCTCGTGCTCACTCTTCAGGTACCACAGATATCCAGTAGCACCGTTCTCGGTAGTTACTTCAACCCATCCGATCTGAGCCATGTCAGAACCGCTAACAGCGTATTTGTCCTTGATGATGATCGGGCTGTTCTGGAAGATTTCGTCTTCAGCTTCCAAAGAACCAACCATTCCAACAGTTCCTTTCTTGAACTCAGAACCATAGATCCATACAGATACAGTTGCTGTGATAGCAAAAGTCTGGCCGGGGCCTTCGTAGTAAGCAACAGTGAAAGTGTCAGTAGCTGTGTTAACAGCAGTAACGATACCCTTATTGCTAAGTCCAGTAGCGTTATCAGAAATGAAGACAGTCTGACCAGCACGGATAGCGATAGCAGTTACGTTAGCATCGTTAACAGTGATAGTAGCAGAGTCAGCACCAGCAGCAGCAGAAGTAGCACAGTTAGTGTACTTGGTGTGCAGACGGCCTTGCTCAGCCCACTTAATCAAGTCAGAGTTAGATGGCATCTCAGCGCCAACCAAACGGAGGAAAGAAGCGACGGTACGGTTACCATAACGCTCAAACTCCTTCTCATAAGTATCAGGAAGATACTGGTTCAAGAAGTTGAAGTTGGTGATGTAGTTCGTCGAAAGGGGGACCTGCTCAGCACTTGGCTGTAACTGGAACCCGGGGGTAGATAATACAGGCATTGTTTTTTTCTTTTAGATGTTATATTTTTTTTATGCTGCGAATTTTGAGGCCCTTTCCGGCATCGGGGTTTACAGCTTTAACTTGTACCCCACCCTTGTTTGTTGACTCAGGAGCTCTACGTTCAGACATATTTATATTTTTTGTCTTACGCATTACATCCTCTGTTGCATCTGCCAGTCCTTGCTCATAGAAGAACTTAGCGAAGCGATCAGGGTTCATCGCGATTGCCAAAGACTTGTGGTATCCAGCAGCGTCCTTCATTAATCCGTTGTCGTCCAAAAACTTACCAATGAAATTCATTGGATTGGACTGCAACTTCTTTAATTCTGCTGCGTCGCCGGGAGCGAACTTAAGTGAGCGGTCATTTACTTTGAACTCAAAACCTTTGAACTCTCCGCCGAAGACTTCTTCTGTCTTCTGTTCAAACCACTTGTGCTTACGTTCATTTTCCTCCTGTACAGTCTTTGACTGTTTTACATATTGCTTATAGCTTTCAAACTCTTCCTTGTCCTCGTCAGAGATACCAGCCACACTTGACTCAAGGGGCATCTTGTATTTCTCCTTCTGGTCATTGAAGAATTTTTTAGCCTCAGCAACAGCTTTTTTCTTAGCGATTTTGACCTTCTTAACTCTTGACTCCTCATCGATGTCCTCATCGTATCGGTAGTCGTCCATTAATGTGTCAATGTCATCGGCATCAAGACCCTGCTGTGTGGCGCTCAGATATTCCTTAAGGAGTTGGTCTTGGTCCATCGAGTCAAAGTCCTTCTTCAGCTTGAGGAAGTCTTCAAACCCGCGGCCTGTCTCCTTGCGGTACTTCATATAAGCGGCCACATCTTCTGGCATCTCTTCTGCCTGCTGACGCTCAGAGACCAACTCATCAAATGAATTGATCTGCTTATTATATCGCTTACCTATATATGAAAGAACTTGGTCTTCACTTAATTCAGTCTCACTCACATCTTGATTAGCGCTTTCCTGTTGTGGCTCTTGGCTTGGCATCTCTACCTTGTCAATAGCTGTCTGAGTCTCGGCTCCAATCTCCTGCTCATGTTTCTCAAGAAGTTCTTTCTCAACCTCTTGTACTCCCTTCGGCTCAGCCGAATCAAGTGCTCTTACCTTAATTTCCATTTGATTTAATTTAGTAACAAAATTAGAAAAAATTTGTTAATTATTTAGCGAGGCGAGAACTCGGCAAAATCGAACCCATCAAGGCTATCCTCGTTGGACTCAAAGTTCTGTGGCGGCAGGTTGTTCTTACGCTGGTTGATTAGCTTGGACTGCTCGCTGTTCTGCTGGCTTATTCTTTTTGACTTTGCAGTTTCACGTTTATCCTCACGATCAAGAAGCGCATCCTCACGAATACCGGCAAGCTGCATGTTGAAACTAAACTCGGTAGCCATAAGGTCCTTCTTCATTTCAGCTTCGGCCTGCATCTTCTGCATATCAAACATCATCTCAGCCTCTTTGACTCTTATCTTAGACTGTGCCTCTGCTTCAAACTTTTGAACAGCAACCTGACCAGAAATCTCCTGAGACTTTAGCTGCTGCTGTGCAACCATTGCCTGACGCTGCATCTCCATCTTCTCCTCCCTGTCCTGCTTCTTAATACGCTTCATCTTCAGCAACTGGTTCGCAAGCTTCAGGTTCTTTATCTCACGGATATCAATAGCGTCCTCCAAGTTGATGTCTCCCTTAGAGAGTGCCATCTGGATGTTTGCCTCGAGCTGAGCCTTCTGCTCCTCGTCTGGAGATATCTCTATAAAGATGCCAAAGTCATATATGTACAGGTCCTTAATATCATTAAGGATTGACACATTATACTTACCAATCTTATTTGCGAAGTCGTCCTTGAAGTCAGCGTACTCAAGTATGTCAGCAACACGGTATGTCATAGCCTCCGCGATTGATCTGTACAGGAACAGGCTACCTTCCAAGATGTGTCTGGTGGCTGTGTTCGAGTTCAAGGCTGCAAGCTTCTGTACACCAACCAATGAGTTTGGATCAGGCATTGAGCCATCTCTAGCCTCATTAAGTCCTGTCACCGCACGAAGCATACCCA